TGAGGCTATCGGGCGCGCCGCCATTGAGGCTATGCGGGAGCCGACCGACGACATGCTGGAATATGGGTATGCCTGCCTGATCGATACGCGCGAGCCCCAAGACCAGCCTTGGGATCAATGGGACGCGATGATTAAGCGTCGTTACAATGCGCTAATCAGCGCTGCCTTGAGGTGACCCATGATCCTCACCCCCGCCGACTACATCACATGGTGCCGTCTGTATGCGGCTTCGGTGATTGCCTGGTGTGATTTGACGAGCTGGTATTTGGAGAATGGGAAATGAAGGGAATATGTGACGTCACTCGCTCCGCTCGCCCTAAGAGCCCCCCATCGTCCGGCTCGTCGGATCGTCGTTGGCAATCAATCGAGACTGCCCCCTTAGGCGAGTACGCTCTATTCTGGCAAGCGTCTTGGCGTCATCCTTGGGTCGGTCGCTACACGGGCATCGGAACACAAGTGGTCATCGACAACTGCGACGTTCATGCCACGCAGATGGATTATCACGCAGAATGGTGGGCACCGCTGCCCTTAACCCCACGATCCGACGAGCCGCAAGCCTCCGTCGATCTTACGGCGAGCGCAGCGAGTGAGGTCACATCAGATCCTACGGGACTGATCGAGAGGCTGTCCAAGGTCTACGCTGAAGCAACGGGCTATTACGTCCCGTTTCATCGGGGTCTTTCATCCGTCAGCGCGGATCAGATCCGCAAAGGGATTGCAGCCGTAGTGAAGGAATTTTCCCTCCTCCAATCCCAGAAGATCAAGGAACTGGAGGAGGAACTACACGACGCCGAGACAGATCGGCAGCACTTTTATCGGCTGGCCGTAGATGACAGCGTTTACCCGCACGAAGGGTATAAGGCTCGGTCTGAGGAGTTAAAGGCCGCTCTCTCCACTCTCAGACAAGAGCACGAGGCTTTGAGCGACAGCCATCGTGACCTTGCCTCTCGCCTTGCCCGATCCGGTGAGGAAGCCGCCCGCCTCACCCAAGAGGTCAAGCGGAAAGACAAGGCGCTGGAGGAGATCTACGCCGCTTCAAAATCTGATCGGCGCTTGGCGATCAACATGGAGGCGATCAATCGCATCGCCCGCTCTGCTCTTCCCTCAAAGGAGAAGCCAGAATGACAGAGAGCATGATGGAGAAGCTGGCGAGGGCTTGGCATGATCGAGACCCGACGAGCCGTCCTGTCGGGTTCGAGCGAGCCTATTCTCTCCTCACGAAAGAGAAGAAGGCTGTTCTCATTGGGAACGCCCGCGCTCTCCTCCTCGCCCTTCGAGAGCCCGATGAGGGGATGATCCTCGCTGCCAAGGGTTGCCGCGACAGTATTGTAGAGGACGCTAATACCAAGCGGACCTTCACCGCCATGATCGACCACATCCTGAATGATAACGGCCCATCCAGAGAGGACAGAGAATGAGTGTGTACAATGCGCTCGTGATGATTGTTGTCGGCGTGTTCGGGTGTTTCGGCTCTCCGTTCGCCGGGTTCTTTGTGGGGTTTGTCGCCTTTGATTTCGGGCTGAGCCAGGCCGCAGCGACAGTGTTGGGCGTCGTCGCAGGCATCAGCGGGATGGCCCTGGGCCTTTGGTTTCTGTCCCAACCATTCACGACCGGCAACAAGCCGACCTGATACAGATCCGTAGGGGCACCACCATGAAGTCAGTCGCCATCAAGAGGGGCGGTCAGAAGCCCAGAGCCGGAGTCCGCCGCTACAAGGACGGGTCTATCGTCCGATCCGAGCGGCTGCCACGGGAGACCGAGGACGACACCAAGGCGACGGCTTTAGATGCCCGTCTGAGGCGGGAATTGGGGGTGGAGGCATGGCTGGCAGCCCGAGGCACCCCGAAGGCCCTCAGGGAAGCCCGCAGGGCCATGGACGATGCGCTCCTGTCCGACAAGAACCCCCTTGGGCGTCTCCTGCTGGTTGGCCGCAGGGATGCGGGTGCCGGGATCACTCAGACCCAATACGATGCCGGGGACTACTTCATCCGCCTTTATGAGAAACGCGCCAGGATCGGCAATTGGCCAAAGCCCAATGTCTCGGCTATCGACTACGGCGCGGTGAGGGGCCTCTCGATCCATCCCGAGAACTCCCCGGAATGGGAACGGGACATCAAGCAGCAATTCGAGCGGGTCTGCCAATTTATCTATGATCTGAACAACGGTGACGTTTACGAACTCATGAAACGGGTTCTGATTGAGGGCTTCCCGCCAGAGTCCATGGAAGATCTGGGCGCCCTTCGGGTGGGGTTGAATGCCGTGAACAGGGCGAGAGGTGTGTGATGGCAGAGTTTCGGATCGTGCGTGACCGCTTCTGTGGATACGAAGTCCAAATCCGGCGCTGGTGGTGGCCCTTCTGGGTACAGGCGGGATGGGTTAACAGCCACACATCTATTGAAAAAGCAGAGGAATGGGCTCGTGGGTACAGCCAGCGGTTTGTGGTCAAGCGCCTTGGGCGGTTATCAACAAAACCACTTGACAACTCGCGCGCCCGCGCGTAACTTCCTGCATTGTACTGCACAGAAGTGCAACAAGAGCGTTGCCCCTCCTGTGGGCTACGTTGCAGAACCAACCCGGTTGAGCGGACCTCCACAGTACGCTCGCCGGGTTTTTCTTCAAGAGGTCGGCTCCGGCCTCTGCTCCAGGCTCTACTACCTTGGAGAAACGCCAGCGCGTGAAGCAACACGGTGCTGCCTAGCGGAGTGCACATCGCGCTAGGGGTGGAGCCATCAGTTTCGGCCTCGTGTCCTCGGATGCGGGGCCTTTTTTATTGCCCGTCCGTATTCATTGCACTGAATTCCTTTGACGCAGCGGCTCAAGACCGTTCCCTCATTCGCTTTGAGCCGGGAAGGCAGAGAGTTCACCTCTTGGTAGGCCCGTACGATCCTCCCTCAAGGATGGGCTGAAGCCGGTTCAAGTCCGGCCTGCGTCAAACCTAAACAAGAGAGCCGCATGACCCCTGCGAAGCTGGTTGCCAGCCTGCCGGATATCATCCGCGTGGGGCCGTTCGATATGGCGCTTGTGCCTTTGACCGAACACGCGGTGCAGATGGCCAGCGCCATCGGTTACTTCCGGTCGCGGGAACTGGTGATTGGCTTCGAGGCTAACGCGGCATCCTCGCAGAGCCTCGCGGATACGCTCATCCATGAAATCGGACACGCCATCTTCTCGGCCTACGGGCTCCAGGACGGGGACGGCGAAGAGCGCACCATCTCGACCCTCGCAACCGGCTGGACCCAGGTCTACCGGGATAACCCGTGGCTTCTGGACTGGCTTAAGAAGGCGCTGAAATAATGGGTGGTCCCTGGACGATCCGAACCGAGAGCCCGTTTATCGTGGCCGATGATTGGGGTCCTTTCCTGCGGGTTCAATACGGCGACCCGTCTTGGCCCTCGCATTCGTTCCGCAAGTGGTTCTGGGAGGCTGAGTGATGGGAGACCTCGAGGATCGCTTCGGGCCGTTCCTACTGGTTAGCTGCGCGACCGTCTTCGCCCTTGGCCATCTAATCAAGTGGTTCATCGCCTAGCTTCTGTCCGTAAACACCTCTTTCCCGAGGAAGCGAAGCTGACGGAGGGCACATGAAAACCATCTCCCTCAAAGACAAGATCGCCTCTCTGCCCGTTGAGCGCCAGCAGGCCATTCGTCAGCTTGCGGCCAGTCTGACCATCCTCGACCCCCTCACAGGCCAGCTCGTCACGATAGAGATCAAGCCCCGATGAGCAATGTCATCTCCTTCAAGGAAGCTCACGAGCGCAAGAAGGACCCCAAGCGATACGCGGCCCGCAAGGTCTATGAAGCGATAGACCAGCAGGTCAGGGCCAAGGCCGAAGCCGAGAAGCCTCTGTTGATCGGCTCGACCCCTGAACTGGACAGCGAGTGGGACGAGGACGCCGGCCGTTACGTTCCGACGATCACGGCCGGCCCGCTGACCCGGTTCTTCAGTAACCGCGATCCAGGCGACGAGAATACCTAACCCCCAAGACCAAGCCGCAAGGCAGTCTAAAATAGAGTGAAATAGATGGCTAAGGGTCAGAAGACCGGAGGCCGCAAGAAGGGCTCACGGAACAAGACAACGGTTGTTGCCAAGGAGGCGATTGCTCTTGCCGCCGAGCGCTTAGGCGGCGTGGATCGTCTTACGGCATGGGCGCAGGAAAACCCTGACAACGAGAAAGCCTTCTGGGTCTCGATCTATCCCAAACTGTTGCCGCTTCAGGTGGCCGGCGACCCCGAGAACCCAATCCGTCAAGTCCATACCGTAGAGCGCCGCATTGTCCGTCCTTCAGATCCCGACAGCGGAGGTGTTTGAGCCGCTTCTGGCTCCATCCCGCTATAAGGGCGCTCATGGAGGCCGTGGCTCTGGCAAGTCGCATTTCTTCGCGGGGCTTCTGGTTGAGGACAGCCTGGCAGAACCTGGGCTTCTCTCGGTTTGTATCCGTGAGGTTCAGAAGACGCTCAAGGAGTCCGCCAAGCGATTGATTGAGGCAAAACTGGCTGAGTTCCGTTTAGGCGAGGCTGACGGCTTCAAGGTCTTTCGTGAGGTGATCCAGACGCCGGGAGATGGCGCGATCATCTTCCAGGGCATGCAGGACCACACGGCCGAGTCCATCAAGTCGCTGGAGGGTTTTAAGCGGGCTTGGATCGAAGAGGCGCAAACAATGTCCGCCCGATCCTTGAGTCTGCTCCGCCCGACAATTCGCGCCGAGGGCTCGCAGATCTGGTGCGGCTGGAACCCAAGGCGCAAGACCGATCCGATTGACCAGCTCTTGCGGGGTGTTGCCCCGCCAACTGGCTCCGTCGTGGTGCAAGCGAACTGGAAGCATAATCCTTGGTTCCCGAGCGTCCTCGAGCAGGAGCGCCGGGACTGCCTGAGAGACAACCCGGACCAATACGAACACATCTGGGAAGGCGGGTACGCTAAAGTGACTGAAGGTGCCTACTACGCACAGCAGATCGCTAAGATGCGGGCTGAGGGGCGTCTAGGGCGCGTGTCGGCCGACCCATTGATGACCATTCGGGCTGTCTGGGACATTGGCGGCACGGGGGCGAAGGCGGACGCCTGCTCGATCTGGATTTGTCAGTTCGTGGGACGCGAGATCCGCGTCCTAAATTACTACGAGGCCCAAGGGCAGCCGTTGGCCACTCACATTCAGTGGCTGCGTAAGAGCGGGTATGGCGATGCTCTGTGCATTCTGCCTCATGACGGTGCGTCGAACGATAAGGTTTTTGATGTCTCGTATGAGAGCGCCCTGAGAGATGCCGGGTTTGAGGTGATCGTCGTCCCGAACCAAGGCAAAGGCGCTGCCATGAACCGCATTGAGGCAGCGCGGCGTCTATTCCCGTCGATCTGGATGAACGAGGCCACGACAGAGGGCGGGCTTGAGGCGTTGGGCGCTTACCACGCCAAGAAGGACGAGACCCGCAACATCGACTTGGGACCGGAACATGACTGGTCCTCCCACGCATCGGACGCCTTCGGCCTGATGTGCGTGGTCTACGAAATGCCCGATGGGCCAAGAGAAACGTTTGAGGCCCCCTCCTATGAAGGGGCATGGATGGGCTAATGGCTGAGAAAGACGATATTCTGGCTGAAGCCCGCGAGGCTTATGACTGCGCGGTCGAGGCGGAAAAGGACAACAGGCGCGAGGCCTTGGAAGACGTGGAATTCGCCCGTCTCGCCAAGCAATGGCCCGAGCAGGTCATCAATGACCGGGGCAGAACCCGCCCCATGCTCACCATCAACAAGATGCCGGCCTTTATCCGCCAGGTGGTCAACGACGCACGGCAGAACAAGCCCTCGATCAAGGTGCACCCGGTCGATAGCGGCGCAGACAAGCAGACGGCCGACATCATCAACGGCCTGATCCGCAATATCGAGACGACCAGCAATGCCGATGTGGCCTATGACACGGCGACCGAACATGCTGTGACCTCGGGCTGGGGCTATATCAAGGTCGATCTTGATTACGCCCACGACGACACTTTTGACCTCGACATCAGGATCGAGCGCGTCTCCAACCCGTTCTCGATCTTCGGTGATCCCAACTCGACGGCAGCCGACTCCTCGGATTGGAATACGGCCTTCGAAGTCGATTGGATGACCAAGGAGGATTTTGAGGCCCAATACCCGAACAAGGACCGGGTGAATTGGGAGGAGTATGGCGAAGGCATCGACGACCGCGAGCAATGGCTGACCAACGACGACGTTCTGGTCGCCAAGTGGTGGAAGCGCGAGGAAGTCACTCGCAAGATCGTCCAGATGACGGACGGTCAGGTGCTCGATGTCGACAAGCTCGATGAAGAACTCGACCCGGATCTGGCCCCCGGCGTGACCTGCCGGCAGGCTTTGGAAGCGCAGGGCATCACGGTCAAGCGGGAGCGCGAAACCAAGTCGTGGAAGGTCACGCGCCGCATTCTGACCGGCGCTGAGATCCTGACCGAAGAGACGTGGCCGGGGATCTATATCCCGATCATTCCGGTTTATGGCGATGAGGTGAACGTTGAGGGCAAGCGTTATTTCCGCTCGCTCATCCGTGACGCCAAAGACGCCCAGCGCATGTTCAACTACTGGCGCACGACGGCTACCGAGCTGGTGGCCCTTGCTCCTCGCGTCCCGTTCATTGGTCCCAAGGGTGCGTTCAAGTCGGATGCGGCCAAGTGGAAGGGCATCAACACGGCCAATATTCCCTATGTGGAGTATGACGGCCAGATCCCGCCCCAGCGTCAGCCGATGGATACGGGCGCGGCCGCAGGAGCCTTGCAGGAGGCCCTGAACGCAGCCGACGACATGAAGTCCATCATGGGGCTTTACGATGCGTCTCTCGGGGCTCGCTCCAACGAGACCAGCGGCAAGGCGATCCTGGCCCGTCAGCGGGAAGGGGACGTGTCCACGTTCCACTTCCAGGACAACATGGCCCGCGCCATTCGGCATACCGGCCGCATTCTCATCGACCTCATTCCGAAGGTCTACAACCACGAGCGCGTGATCCGCGTTCT